ATATCTTTTTATTTGTTCTATTGTATTTTCTTCGTTGAATTTATAATCAACCATTATTTAAACTCCTTTGGTAAAGTTTCTTCTGTGTACCATTTAAAATTATTTGACTCTGCCCATTCAGCATGTGTCCTTTTAGTTCCGTCTTTTCTTTTCTTAGCCTGTGGCATTGGAGCATAAGGTTTCTGGAAAAGAAATACAAGCTCCATTGTATCAGGTAATGACTCTCTAATCCAGATATATTTACTATATTCTGCATGATCCCAGAACCTACCTTTAGCTTCTATAATTATTTTATCTTTAACAAAGTCTGGTTCGTACTTTCTTTTTATAATATATTCTATGTAATCAGAATGATGATCCCATTCTTTTAGAATACCTGTGTGTAGTTGATGTTCCCACTTACTATCGTATCCTTTAGGAACTCCTTTCTCTCTTGGTCGTATCTTTCTAGGTTTTCTCATACAGTAACTTCTTCTGCTCTTGGTTCTCTAACTACTTTTGTTAAGTATGTTAGACCTCTAGAATATTTAAAAGTTCTAAGACCTTGTCCATCGTTAGAATTTTTATGACACTCAAACTTAAATGGACAATAGAAGCAATCTCTTGGTAAAGCCATGTTACCTGAACTGCCGTTAGGAATTGGATCGTGACATCTGGGAGGTGGCTTTTTCTTTTTAAGAGTTTTCTTTAAATGTTTTATTCTTTCTTTGCCATCAACCTTATCAAATTCATCAGGTCTATAAAGACATAGCTCACCTGTGACTTTATCTATAACTAAGAAGCCACCATTGTTGGTCTTCTCTGCTGCTTCATATCCTGCAATCTGTCCTAAGTAACCGAAAGGATCGTTGCTTGCTAAAGTTCCTTCTTTAAATTTCTTAAAAGAGAATGGAGAAGCTGACTTAACATCTATAACTTCTCCGTTTATCTTACAATCCATGTGTCCTTTAACACCTTCTACTACTACTTCTTTTTGTTGGTCTGTAACTTCATAACCTGCTAGTTTAACTAACATGAGGACTAACTCCTCAAGTAAATGACCATATAAAAATTTTATAAAGGTATTAGGAGAATGTCCGTGTACAGAATCTAACTTGTGGTTTGCTTCATACCAAAGTTTTCTATCTGGTATTCCTATATTAGACATTCTAAGAGAAGAAGCTTTAGGATCTTTTTTGTGAGGTTTAGACCACTCAAGTAAAGCTGTACTCATAGCTTTACCAAATTCATCAGCTTGCTTTTTAGTTATTCCTAAACTCTTTTCATTGTTTAGATTATCTAATTTATTATATATGTTATTTACTAAGTTGTCTAGTGTTTTTTTATTCTTCTTCATCTTTATGCTCCGCAAACCTTAACTTCCTAGTATCAGGGTTGAACAGTAAGAACTGAACACCTAACTCTATTTGTTTTTTAGTTCTTCCAGTTTTGAATTGTATCCTATTTCCTGTGTTTGCTCTATGGTCTGGCTGTGCTGTCTTAACATCAATCAAAGTAATCTCACCTTTCTTATCCATAGCAATCATATCTATAGGACCTGTACAACCTGAGTTTTGAAATACCTCATACCCATTATCCCATAGCCAAGTGACAGCATAGTATTCTGCAAAGTCTCCTTTTCTATTCGTATTCATTCTAATGCGTTTCACTCCAATTTCTCCCATACTTGTATTCACCATCCAAAGGACAACGAAGATTAAAAAAGTTTCCTGCTTCTACAATAGCTTCTACACCTAAACGACCTACTTGATCTGCAATATCTTGAGGAACTTCCATCTGCCATTCATCATGTATGTTAGCTACGAACTTGTACTCAAGATTTTTTTCTTGTAAGTATTCGTCAAGTAAAACAAGAGCTTTCTTCATAACTATAGCTCCTGCACTTTGTAATAAAGTATTTAAAGAAGCGTGTTCGTTTCTTATCCAAAGAACTCTTTTATCTAATCCTTTTAGATATCCTCTAACTTTAGCTGTTGACTTAACTTTGTCATTTAATTTTTTAAATGCAGGTTTGTTTTCAAAGAATAACTCTCTTGCTTTTTTACCTGCTTTAGCACTAGCGTTCATTACATTGCCAAGCCTAGCATCACCTGCTCCATACATCAAAGCGTAGATAAAAGTCTTAGCAATATCTCTAGTCTTTAGACCTGCTAAGTTTTGATTAGCAGTATGTACATCACCATTTAATATTTCATTAGTAAACTCCTCATCATTCATGTAGTGTGCTAACATTCTTAACTCTAATCCAGAAGCATCTATACCTAGTAAAACATTACCTTCATCTACTGTCCAACAAGCACGACATTCCTTACCATAAGGTTGTCTTACGCTCGGAATTTGCGCTGTGTTTGGACTTCGGTGAGTCATACGACCTGTGATAGCTCCATTAGATATTACAGCACCATGTATTCTGTTGCCTTCAACAGCGTCTATCCAAGAAGATATTTGAGCTATGCGTTTTTGAAGTAACAAAAACTCTGCTATCAACTGTGCTTCTGGTATATGCTTTATCTTTTTTAGAGTTCCTTCATCTACAATAGGTTGACCAGTAGGTGTAAAGCGTTTAGGTTTCCAACCAAAATCTGTTAAGTATTCTCCAATTTGTTTACGACTGCCGAGATTAAAGTCAACTAACTTCTTACGCATGAAAGGCTCGGTGTTACCAAACCACAAACAGTTATCGTATTCTTCATCAGTCAACCCACGTTTAGATAACTCACCATCTTTTTTTACATAAGGTTTTACTAACTTATCATCTACCCACTTAGGTTTGAATGTAACTCTAACTTCTTCTTTAACTTTATCCATTCTGTGTTGTAAATCTGCAAGTAAAGTCATAGCAGCTTTATCGTCAAAAGCAAAACCATTGTCACGTTGCTTTTGAATAATCTCTGCAACTTTGTGTTCTAACTCTATGGATTCCTTACCAAAAATCTCAGTATCTTTTTGTAATCTTTCATAAACTAACTCATTTAATAATACATCTTGACTACAATATTTTAACATTTCAGGTGTGTATTCTTCAAAAGAATCAGGTGATTCTAATTTATGATATCCTGTTTTAAATCCCCAATTTTTCAAACTGTGACCATTTTCTTGAGCAGGATTAGCAAGTCTAGATACAACTAAAGTATCGTAAACTTTGTTAGTCAGTTCAATTCCAGTTAGTTTTTTAATTACAGGAATATCATAGCCTGTTATGTTATGTCCTACAAGAGTGTCTGCACTTTGTAAATACTCTATGCCCTCTTTTATTTTATTAGGAGGAAACTTTTTTATTTCTCCTGTAGTAGATTTAGCAACTATGCACCATAGCTTAGTCGGCTTCAATCCGTCTGTTTCAATATCAAATACTATTTCAGAACTCATATTCTGTAACCTCGTTGTCGAATGTTTCTTGTTCGGTATCTTCAAAAAGTCTACCAGTTTCAGAATCATAAACTAACTTACAAGCTAGTCCAGTATCTCCTGTGTATCTAGACTTCAATACTCTAACCTTAGTTGTGTTGGCTTCTTTTTTATTAGCAGCCTGTTGATTTCTTTCTAATGCTATCACACAATCAGACAACTGCGCAATACCTTGTGAGCCTTTTAAGTGAGATAAAGAAACTTCTACACCTTTCTCATGTCCTTTATCTCCTGTTGCTCTTCTCAAGTGTGAAACAAGAATCATACCTACTCCTGTTTCTTCTACCAAAGATCGTAAACGATTCATCAAACTATCAATACCTCGTCTTTCATCTCCTTCTGTCATTACATTTACTAGCATGTGTAAGTGATCTACTACAACCCATTGACACTCACAACCAACTATGATGTATCGTAGCTTAGAAAAGATCTCATCTATGTCTGTTGCACCTAAATGAGCATGGACAAAGACTCTACCTTTCTGAATAACTTTATCAAATAAATTAGATAGATCTTCATCTGAATACTTATTACGCTTTTCGTTAAGATATATCCTATCATTAGCTTCAATAGATAAGAGTCCGTCAGCAGTTCTAGTCCAGTTTTCTTCAAGAGCAACGATACCTACATTGTCTTCGGTATTCTTAATAAGCCAATGCTCTAACTCTCTAGTCACACTAGACTTACCAAGACCTGTACCACCTGTAAGTGTTACAAGCTCTCCTTTGCGCATACCAAAGAGTTTCTTGTTAAGACCTTCCCACGGATAAGCAACACTCTCTTTTACTTCTCTGTTCAACCAATCATCTTTCTTACTTGACAGCTCTAATATACCAGAAGGAGTATAGGTCTTAGCTTCCCAAAAAGATTTGTTAAACTCTTTGAATGCTTTAGCTTTGAGCATATCGTTAGCATCTTTATACTGTGTTGGTAAAGACATTATCTTAGTTTTGTTTGGTCTGAGTATCTTAGCTACCTTCTTAGCTGCTTCTCTACCTTGCTTGTCAGAGTCAAAGCAAAGAACAACATTGTCATAAGACTCGACAAACTCTATGCTTTCTCGTATATCTCTAACGGCAGCACTAGCACCACGCTTCAATGAAACTACAGACCAGTTACCTTTAAACATTTCGTAAACTGCCATAGCATCACACTCTCCTTCTGTAATCGTGAGGTACTTACCTCCGTGTTTGAATAGCTGTTCTCCGAATAGTCCTGTATTTTCTAGCGTTCCGTTACAATAGAAGTTTTTCTTCTCTACATTCCTGCCTTTAGTTCCTACAATATCTGTTCCTTTGTAATAAGGATAAATGTGTTTGGTTACCTTGCCTGCAAACACTTCACTTTTTACACCATACTTAACAGCAGTATCTCTTGATATACCTCGATCAGTTAGAGCGTTGAAACTTAACTGTGGACTTTCTATCTTAGGTTGTGATGATACTATTGTGGGTGTAACTACATGGGTATTTGTTCCGTCATACTTAGGAATAAACTTGTTACAACTGAAACATTTTGCTGATCCATTTTCATTTACAGAAACTGCATCACTACTCCCACATAAAGGGCATGGTTGTTTATGTTTTATAAATTTTGTTTCCATTCTATCTCCTTAGAAAAATTGAGAGGTGGATAAGTCACCAACTTATCTCTTATACTGTTGTCGTGTTACCTCTCGTGTTAAGTTTTAATTGTTTGACTTTAATACTTCATCTTCTTCCTTTTTACTTTTTTCTGAAGAACTGTTTACAATTTCAACAATTCTATTTGAAAAGAAATTAATACCTGCTTGTATTTCTTCTAAGTCAAGCATAGTAGTTGCTTTCTTTTGAGTCAAGCGTTGCACTCTTCCGAAGATGCCTTGTGCTTCTTCTGGTAAATCATCTACCGAAATTTGCACATCATCAATAACAATGTGAGGTTTATTTTCTTCTGTCATAATTAAAACTCCTCTCCTCCTTCACCTTCATCAAAGAACTCTGCTCCATCTGCGTTCTTGTAAGGAATTAAATCTACAACTTGAACAGCTTGTAAATCTAATCCAGTATAAGGTCCGTAAGCACCTGTTCCACTATATTCGTTGTACTGCACACGAATCTTAGAGCCGTTGCCTACTGCTGCATCTAAAGGTTGTTTGTTAATATCTAATAATCTAGGAGCAGCTCTGACCATTCCTTTTGGTCCGTTAACTTTTCTTTTAATTATTAACGCAGGTCCTTCTTCCATCTGCTTAACTTTGTGTCCTCTAGAAGCAAAGTCGTTTGCAGTTTCTTCGTCAACAACTAAATTAACACTAAAAACTGGTTCAAACTTTGTGTTTGGTGTAGTAATGGAACACCAATATCCTTGTCCTTCTAAAATTGCCATGTCGTTCAATCCTCCTGTGGCTGTGTGTTAAAATAAAGTGAGAGTTTTGAGAGCCACTTACTCTCGAAGTGTGCTTTATGTGATGCAAATTAAGCGGAGATAGACTACAAAAACAAGGGAATATGCTTAACTGCTCTCTCTTTTGGTCATTATATCATACATTAAAATATAATGTCAAACTTTTTTACCATCCTAAATCTAATTTCTTTTTAAGTTCAGGAATACCTAACATATCTTTGTAACAAGTTATGTTGGGATATTTTTTTAAATACTTTACAATCCATCTATCAGTCATAGCTGATAAGTGCATAGTTCCTTTGACCATGAAGTGTGTTTGTTTAGAAAGCATAGTATCTATATTAGATAGATTTACTTTCTCTGCTTCTTCTTCGTTCAATAAACTACGCACCCACTCAACCTGAATAGGTTTGATAAGTCTTCTAATTTTTTTCATCTGCTTTGCGTTCATACATTATTCATCCATGTTATGACAGGCATTACATACCATTGCCCTGTTTTAAGCATATAGAATAACATAGAACACAAACAGATTGCAACTATTATTTTATTTATTTTCATCGAAATATTTCTTATCTATAAACATTCGATTATATTTATAATATTCCTCACATGAAGCATACAAAGGCATACCATGCTCTGATCTTTCATGACAGTTTTCTATGTATAAGTTACTGACAAACATATCAAATTCTTCTTTAGATTTTCTAATATCTTCTTGCATCTTTTTATAGTCTTTGATTATTTCTTTTGATAAAGCACTCATATTATTTCCCCACCCAAAAAGATATATCAGCAGTATCATCAAAAACTATAGACTTCTTTTTGTACTCACTTTTATCCCAATCTATTTCACGGATACCATTCTCATCCTTAACTTCTTTTCCGTTCTTGTGTTTCTTATACACATACTCTCGTTCATGGTATACAATATCAGGATAATCATGCGGACTTATATCTTCCAAGTCTATATCTATACCTAGTTTCTTTTTAACAAGAAGCTGTATTGCTTCCTGTACCTCGTAGTAATCAAATGTTAATTGCATTATAAACACTCCTTTACAATGTTCTCAATGATAGCGTCAATGTTATCTACTGCATCTTTAGGTAGTAAAGATATAGCAATCTTGTTAGCTATCTTTTCTTTTAGTTTCCATTCATTTACACCTGTCTGAGTAGACAATACTCCGTTCCATCTGTCATACTTTAATTCAAAGTC